GAAGCCGATCAGCGACGCCCTGTGTGGCTGCAATTAGCCATGAGGGATTTGCTTCCATATCTACAATTTTGTCTGACGGCACGCCCAATCCAACAAGAGTTGTTTTAGCCGTTTTTTGAACCTCTTCGTTGTCGCTTCCTAGCTGTTCTATAGCTTCCTGAAACTTTCCTAGGTTTTCAAAAGAAGAGCTTAACTCACCCAACACTTCTTTTTGTTTTTGGGCTACAGTTTCGGCACGGAGAGTCGGGTCTGTGACAAACGCCGGAAGTTTTTGCGCAAAAACTGAAGGGTTTTTCGCGCCGTAGAATTCGCCCATGGCTTTAGGGTCTACGCCTTCGGCTTCTGCTAGGTCTAATAGGAATTTTCGTGATGCTTCTTTCATCTGCGCTTTTTTAATTTCTACGTCTAATGCAAATCTCCTGTCAGACTCTTTTGTTGCTTGCTTTTGTTGCTCTTTTTGCAGTTTTTGTCTGGGTTGTAGCGCTTGATCCGCAGCGCCTTGACGGGAAATTTGTTCGTCAGGACCCATTTGCATTAATCCTGCGCCCAAAGCCCTCAACCCCGCAGCGGGGTCCGCAGTTTCTAATTTTGCTTGGGCTGCTCCCATCAAATTATCCCACCAAGAGGGGTTAACTACTTCTTGCGCTGCTGGGTCTACCCACTCTACAGGACCGCCACTCCCATCGTCCATGGACATGCCCATGGACATACCGTCTTGGTTCATAGACATGCCCTCCGCATACGGGTCTGGCTCTACCATCATGGTCATGCCGTCTTCGGGGAGTTCTTCTCGCCCCATGGGATACATATACGAATCCCCTGAACCTACCGCACCGCGCTCATCAAAAACTTCTTGCGGTTGCTGGGACATGCCATATTGTAGCGCCTCGTATTCAAGAGAGTCGCCGTAAAAAGTTGTTGGGGCAGGTCCCCCAGTTTGATACCGAACCCTTCCTTGATTTGGATTGTCCCTATACAAATGGTCAGTAGTGCCTGTTGTAAAAGGAAACCCCAGACCCAATTGATACGAGGGTCCCTTTCTTATGTTTAAAATGTCCTCTGCGGGATCTGGTTCTTGTAGATAAAAAGGATTTATACCGCTTATAATCGTGCGAGGAATTGTATAAGGAACATAAGGACTAATAGATTGCTCTCGTTGGTCGGGCCCAAGGTTTCTTGTTTGCAACAACTCTTTCTGCACTCTTTTAGGATACGATTTCCAAAGTTGTTCCGCATTGGAACGGCGCATATTGTCTCTATACGAATTAATAGCCGTTCCAATACTTCTTATTGGTCCTGAAAAAGGGTCCATTACCAACTCCCGCTATTTCTTTTTTGGCGTTCTCGCCAAAGTTGTTCTTGCAACTCGGCCATACGTCCTTGAAAAGGACTAGGTTGCACAAACGAAGTTCGCCCAAGAGGGCTAGGTGTAGGAGAAGGTGGCTCAAATTGGGGAGCAGGGGTTCTTGCTGACATTGCTGTACGACCACCCAAAGGGCTACCTAAAGGTCTAGTTGCTTCTTGCGCTAAACGATTAATGTCTGGTTTAGCCATCGTCATGCCGGGGCGGTCCATCGTCATACCGGGGCGGTCCATCGTCATACCGGGGCGGTCCATTGTCATAAGAGGCGGGGGCGGGGGCGGTGCAGGATACGCTGTTGGAGTTTCTGCTCCTGCTCCTGCAGCAGAACTGATTGTGCTTGCCGCTTGAAGAGCGCCCCCTACGGAACCGGTGCTGCCTCCTACGATAGGAGTGCCGCCCGCTGCCGCTCCGGGGACAGCGTTTAGCGCTTGCGAAACAGGTGCTAGGGCGCTACTTACGTTTGGCCCAAGGGTAGCTGGAATTGACATGCCCCCCGGAAGGGCCGTTGACGTTACAGTGCCCTGCAGTAAATTTGCAGCGGGTTGCGCCGCTCCAAATTCCCCCAAAAGATTTGCTCCAGATTGAACCGCTCCGCTTCCAAGTTCTCCGAAACCGCCTCCTGTAAGAAAGCCTCCTAATCCTTCTGCTAGTGGAGCAATAACATTGCCCAACCCAGTACCTAAGCTACTAGCAAAGCCCACCATAGGGGCGCTTACGCCCATGGCTGTACCTGCTGTAGCACCTAAACCGCCAATAGTAGCACCTAGGCTAGTAAGTCCCGTACCAATAGTGGTTGCGCCTAGTCCTGTAGCAAGGGCACCCAAACCTGTAACGGCGGCGGAAGGTACTGCAGCCAAGGCTGCAGCCGCAATTGCTGCTGCTGTAAATGCCACTATAAAGTCCTTCTATTGTACGTGTTTGAAGTAGTTGGTCTAGACACTTCCGCTCTCATTGCTTGTTTATTGGGAACTATGGTTTTAGGAGCGGCGGGGGTAGGAGCGGCGGGAGCGGGAGCAGCGGCGGCAGGAGTAGGGGTTGGGGTAGCAGGAGCAGGAGCAGGAGCCATATCAAAAGCGGGCATAGAGTTCGGCGAAGAAGTAAATGCTTGCTTTTGGGCTGGAACAGTTCGGGATTGGAAAGGTTGAGTTTGTACCGGAGGCGGTGTTCTAGCTGGAAACCGGTTTATTACTTCTGTGGGGCGAGGACCGGGGTTGTTTTCCCAAGCTTCCGGAGTAAGAAGCACCCCTTTAGCTGTTCTTCTACCTAAACCATCAATCGCATTGTACGCAGCAGTCGGATCGTATTTAAAACCAGTATGCTGTTCCCAAGCTGCTTTTTGTGCTGCAACAATTCCAGCGTAATCGCTGCCAAAAAGGTTAAGATAGTCTTCCGGAACTTGTGTGTCCCAAGGATTCTGCACAAACCACGGCATTGCTGCCATGTTTGTGGGGTCAGAACGCGACTGCATGTCGTAAGTAAGGCTGTCTCGCCATGCTCGCCATTTGTCTTGTGGTGTCATTAGACTCTCCTTGGAAACAAGGTTCGTTGTTGTGCGTAAGGCTGTACCCCTTCTGCGGGAGTACTCATCGGGCTTTGCAAAGGGCTTGGGGTAGGCGCTGGTGCAGATTGTTGCGCATTACTATAAGGCATTGACTGGCTTAAAGGATTTCCTTTAATAGATCCTACGTCCATAGCAGGAAGTGCTGTAGAGCTTGTGGGTGCGGGGGTGGGTGTGGGTGTGGGTGTGGGTGTGGGTTCGGGGCCTAGTTGTTTCTGGTCCCCAAAGTTTTCATTAGAGTAAAGGCTGCTACTTCGGGTGCTACCAGTGCCGCCGGGGCTGGTCGGCCACCCATCATACTCCTCTGGATCTGGAAGGGGAGCGCCTCCCCGGCGTGGAGGGGGAGGCGCGTTGGGGTCAGGGTAATCAGGTTGAGTAGGATGCAGTGTAGGATCTTCTTCTGGAGAGGGGCCTATGCCGGGGAAATTAGGGTCAGGGGGAGGGGGAGGCGCGTTGGGGTCAGGAATGTCTTCTAAAAAAGTATCTAAATCTGTCTGTCCTGTAGGGGATAAAATTTCTGCAGACAAAGGAACGTTAAATTCTCCGTCCCAATCCGGATTAACGGGCATGCCTGTTACAGGATCTAACTCATTTAACAGTAACCAGTTACCCCAACTCATCCCACCTGCTGTAATAGGCCTCCCCATTATGTCGTTGTTTGGATTGTGGTCCGGGTGCCACGGAGGCGGGTTTTGAATATTGGGAATTTCCCCTGTAGCAAAATCGTTTCCGGCCCACGGCGTATCGTTCTGATCGTCAAAGAAATAATCTTCAGGATTATTTCCAACATCAATAAGAACGGGGCCGTCTACGCCAAAAAGATCCAGAATCCATTGCGCTCCGGATGCATTTCCAGAACGAAGAGCTTGGTGGTAAGAGAAGTAGCTAGGGTGATCTACAGGAATGTATCTTCCTTGTTCCAGAAGCATGTCAGGTGGGGGTGGTACCCCTTCCGGTAACGCATCTAAACCTTGACCAAAAAAATCGCCATAAGTAGCCACGTAGTCGTCGCCAACAGTACCGATCATTCTTTCCCGAGGGGAAGAAAGCCATTCTTCAGGAGAAGCTGCATCAAAAAACAAATGAGGGTATTTTGCTACTAAGGCTAGCTGCTCTTCTTCCGAAAGAATTGGCGCATTAGGGTCGTTAGTAGCTACCAAATATGCAAGATTTTCTTCGTCCGATATTACCGAATCACCGTTAGCGTCTACTAAGTTGGTTTGGGAAGTACCTTGCGGCACAGGAAGGTTGTATTGAGAACCTTTAAGTAAAGACCCCCCTACAACAGGGTTGTATCCCGTAGATCCTACGTTGTTTTCTGGATAATAGAGGCTTGTTGGAGTTGAAGCGTAGCTCGGCAAGGGAGCAGGACTTGCTGACAGCCCTCCACTTAACGGAGATCCGCTTTGATCTGGAGTAATTAAATCTCCATTAGCATTAAAATAAGAATAGGGGCTAACTTCTCCGTCTAATATTTGTTGCGCGAGTTTGTCGGCGGGTCTTTCTTCTTCTTCTTCTTCACTTTCATTACCCTCGTCTTCTTGCTTTGTTGTTCTACCAACAACGTTTCCGTTTTCATCTAAAATCGGCTCAGAGTTGTTAACAAACGTTTCAAGGTCTACAACCGAAATACCAGTGAGAAACGACTGCCACCTAGAATCTCCTGTTTTAAAGAGTTCAATAGACACCATATCAACAGATCCGTCTGGGTTGTATACTTCTCCTTGCTCGTAAGCGTTAAAAGCTACTTCTGGATCTACGACTTTGGTTGCAAGACCTTTTCTTTCCGCTTCTTCCCACGACATTCCATCTGGAATTTCCCACAACTCTTTGGGATCTAACCCAAGAAATCCTCCCCCAGAAGATAAGCCCGCTTCTTGAGTAGTTGTTGCGTTGCGTGTTTTAGAAACAATCATTTATTTACTGGGGAAAAAGGTAGAATAAGCGTTTGTGGCAGTATTAATAATCTGACCGGCTTGTTGAGCGCCCGAAGGTCCGGGTCGGCTTACAGTAGACGAACCGCCGCCAGCCCCTCGATTAATAGTTGCCAACAAGTCCGCTTCTCTCATAGGAGCACCCATTCTCCAATCATACCCGCGTTGCTGATTACCAAACCATGTCATGTTGTTTGGGTCAGTTACGCTACTTCTATTGTAGCCTCCCAAACGCAAGTTCCTATTGGCGTTAGCAAAGCGCATTTCGTCCGCTCCAGCCAAATTGTAAGCGTCTCCACGGGAAGCTACTTGACCTGCCATAGCGTTCTGCTCTGCAAGTCGTTGGTTATAATTGTCGTAGATCAAATTACCTTGCTGTTCCGCCAAAGACTTAGCCAGAATGTCTCGGTTAGCGTTTTGCGCTTCTCGATGGCGAGATCCGCCCAAGGTTCCACGACCGCTAAACCCGCTACCGGTTTCCCCGGTAGCGGCCTCGTACTGCTTAGTCACGTTTTTCCCGATAGTATCTAATACAGACTGCATACCGGGGTTTTCTTGACTTAGATATTGACTGTCCAGCGTTTGCAAGATCCTGTTAGTAGCTGCGGGGTTCTCCTGATTAAACAAGCGATTTGCCTGCCCGCTAGCCATGCCCGAGTAAGGATTAGGAGCCGCGTTCAGTCGGGCTGTTTCGCTATAAGCTGACGCTTCCAAAGGATCAAAAGCAGTTCCCCGCTCATTTGGACCTTGATACGGATAAGGCAACCCTGTAATGGGGTCGATGTTTTGTTCGCGCCACATCTCATGGGTTTTCGCAAACTGATCGCCGGTTTCCTTACCCCCGTAAAAAGGCATAGCTGTAGTAGTTGTGTTCTTTGGAGTTTTACTACTCATAGTAATCTATCCTAACTTTTTTTCGTATACTCTTTCCCGTAGAGTAAAACCTAGCTTTTTGGCCCTTCGGACCCAGCCCGGACGGGGAGAGTGGAATACAAGATACCCGAAACCGTGGTCTTTTGCGACAGTTTCCAGTCTTTCCGTAGTATATTCAGCGGCTCCGGGGACCTTGGAATATGCTACCCAAATCAACATTTCTCGCCTTTTGGAGAAATTATCCAAATCCGACTCAGCAACAACGGTACAGCCAGCGTAAGTCCCTGTCATATCGCTGGTTATAATAAGCCAAGCAAAGTTTTTAACACAGTACCCTTTAACGTCCGAAGCCGTAAACGGGGCTTTAGTCTTATTAATTACGTATTCTATGCCCTTTTCTACTAGCGGCCACCACCGCTCTACTTGATCGGGGTCTACGCGGAAGCATTGAAAAGGGTCTATTTGTTCACATGGTGCCAATGTCCGGAGATCTTGACGAACATCGCTACGTCCCCCGCTGTCGCCGTCCCGTTCTGATTTAGAGCTACGTTCCCGTTGCTCGCCTGTATCGTTATGTTCCCGGTATTCCCGTTCTTCAGAAACAACGGCCCCTGAAAATTCGGAGGAGCGTCCATCCCCACAGACAGGTTTACTGTCCGAGCGCTGCTCCCTGAGTCCAGAACCATTATCGGGGACAAGACTCGAAACGTTACTGCTGAGGTTATTGTCGCTACTACTGAACGATGGTTGATCCACTTCAGTTCGTTCTGAGTTTCTAGCTGCAGAAGATCCAGAGCTTTCTTTAAGAGGTTTTCCCAAACGTTTGGAGTCGTAGGATTCTCTATCCTCTGCCTCGTTATCGTTCCCTTCATCTTGTACCTGAATCATCATAGTCAATGTCGTACCCCGATAGCTCTGCTGCGCCAGTGAAAGTAAACTTAAATTGGTGATAGCGGGAATTAGATCTAATAGAAAACCAAAAGGGAGAATCTGCGTTCAAAGATCCTTGCCCTGCAAACGAAGATCCGGACTCTTTCCAGTCGTCGCTAAGTTGTTGTCTAACGTACACCGTACATTCAATACTTGTAGGAGTAACGTTGCCTACAAACCGTGGTCTAATTGCCCTGACAAATTTAAAGTTAATTCCGTCCCCAAAATCTCCAGAACGCACTACACTTACTACTCCCGAAGTAGGGTCTTCGGGGTCAGACAATAGGTTGTTTTGATAGGTATTGGCTTCGTCTGCAGTAAAAACACGTTGGTCAGGAAAAGGTTTAAAAATAGAATCTTTTAGAAAAAGGCTGGTATCTACTTTAAATTTTAGGGCACTGCCTAAATTATACAGAGGCGTGGATTCCAAACTAGAGTAAGAAGTCAACGCTCCAAACACTGCAGCCTTACGTTGACTAGATCCTGCAATTAACGCACTCGACCATGAATAAGGTGCTGCAGTATTCCAATTAGGTTCTACGCTGTAAATATCGTTACCCGCGTTTGTTCCAAACCCTAAGTAAGTAACTGCATTAAGTTGCGAAGTATCCAAATCAGGACTGCATGTAGCGAAAACTGCTACCTTGTCTTTGCTTTCAGAGTTAACTTGAATACCCGTACCTCTAGTCCAAGAGTCTGTAGTGTAGTTCCAGCAAATCCATTTATCGCAAACGGGTTTAAACTCATCGGGGTCGGGTTGGAGGTAGGCATAGTCCATGCTGGGGTAATACCAGTACACACAAGTTTGCTGCTTGTGGTGTTGGCCGCGAACCCCAAAGTGTTTAGATTTGTCTAAATCTCCCCCCGGACCCAAGAGGAATTCTTTACATGGATTAGGCAGCGTTTGAACCGCCTGACCTTCTACAAAGTAAAAATCATCGTGACCTACGAATACGTGTTTGCCGCCTAGATCTACTACGGCGTTGTTGCATAAAGCTCCAGCTTCAGTACTCAATGTTTGCTGAACCATGGAAGAACCATCATCTGCAATCATGTATACCGCACGCTCTTTGTATAGCATCAAAGTGCGATCAAGCGCTTTTGCTCCTACTATAGGACCCGGAGTATCCGCCAAGCGGGAGGATTCACAACGGTTTGCGGCAGTGTTATCTAGATTAAAATCCGGAAAATCGTTTGCATCCAATACGCCCAATCCAGAACATATCCAATATGTACTGTCTCTAGGTACTCCGCCGTCATCGTTTCCGGTTGAAGTAGAGTTAGCAAGAAACAAAAAGTCCCCAGCTTGCGCAACAAATCTAGCGTTAACTTCTTGGCTAGAAGGAGACAGCCTTTGATCGGGTACTGTCTTGGAAGCGCTTGTGAAATAAACTAATTTATTTCCTGTAGCAACAAAGCAGTAGTTTCCGTATTGAGCAAAAGACCCTGTGTATTGACGGGGAAAATCAAACGTAAGATCAAACGCCGACGCAACAGCAGTGGAGTCTACGTTGTTGTTTTGGCCTGTGCCGGGAACAGTATTCGGCTCTGCGGTCCTGCCACTGTCTCCAGAAGTTACATATGCTTTGGGTGTAAAGGCTCCGTCTACGTATACAAAGATAGCTCCGTTTACTGCAGCCGTTCCCGTTAGATTTGTAAGATTTGAAAAATAACTAGCCCGAACTTTTTCTGTAAGTACATACAGAGTAGAAGAACCATCCGGCCAATAGGCAGTATACGATTGCATTGGCGGGGGATAGTACTCTTGCAGTACATCCCAAGTACCGTTGCTAGTGTCTGGAGCTACGAAAACAATTTTGGGCGTAGCGCCCATTTTTACAGGAATAGAAAAAGACTTAACCCCTTTTGTAGTAGGGAAAACTTGATCTGAGTCGGCTATTTGGCTGGGGTTATTTTCGTCTACATCAGGTGCCCAACTAGCCAATTGTGCCTGATCTATCATTACAGATACCCTACCACTTCGTTTTCAAATGCGCGGGACTCTGAACGCGCAACCAAACGATTAAACTCCGCTTGGGCCAAAACTTCTTGAGCTTGGGCTTGGTCGTATTGCTGCAAATAATCTGCGTAGATAATTCCTTTAGAGTAGGCTTTGATCATTCTAGATGCTTCGTTCATCCAGAAGCCATACTTTGTAGAATTATCTGTGCCGTCCATGGAAGCAGGATCTTCTAGATTAGACACGTACCTAAGAATCAAAGTGTACTCTTTGTCGGGTCTAGGAAAAATTCTGATTTTACCCGGCGTGTACTTAAGTTCTAAATCGGATTTAGCAGGACCCGCAGGAGTGCTTTCTCCTATAGAAACTCCAGCGTACTCGCCAAAATAAGCCCAGTATTGTGGTATGCCCGTTACCGGATCAGAGTATAAAGCGTCCATTTTATCTAATTCAGGATAGGTAAGTAAATCCATTTCATAGATAGTTCCGCTGTTGTTCACGTTAAGCGAAGTCATGGAATTAAAATCTTTGGGAAGATCAACGTAAGCTGCAGCCATGGGATTAGTAGTAAGATCCCCCGCCACTAAAGCTGGCGCTGAAGTGTAATAACTAGCTTGGTTAATGGCAAAACACTCGTCTTTAAAATGACGAATAGAATCGCTAATGGCGTTTGTAATAATAGTATTGATATCAGAATCGTTGCGCTGAAGTTCGTTTTTGATTCTGTCGATTAAGTCTTGATACGAATTAGTAGCAGCCATAAAGAAAAAAAGGCCGGGGACATAGATGCCCCCGGCCTTCCTCCATCAATCGAGAGCTAAACGCTATTAGCCGCGTTTGACTTTGTTAGGGTTGGTATTGTCATTAAGATACGCACCCACGCGCACAGCCCCTTCGGGACCGGTTGCAAAAACCGAGTTGGCACCCTTGGCACCGGTCGTAATCTGACCAGTGCTCGGGGCATCCTTCGTATCTGTCTTACTGCCATAAACTTTATTAGACATAATCTATCTCCTTACTGGTCCGCAGACGGAACAAAACGCTCACTCTTCTGCAGAGTGTACGTGACGAAACCCGAAATGTCCTTGAACTTATCCTTGGCCTGATTAGCGTCTGCGCTAATGGTCAGGTAAATCGTATCGTCCTTTGCATCGCCGGGAATGGACGCCACAGTAAGCGCCTTGCGAGCACCCAGAGTGAGCACACGAGCAGCGGTGCCCGCTGCAGCTTCAAGAAGGTACACTGAAACCGTAGACGACCCATCCGTGCCATTAGCCTTTGTGTACGCAGTTCCCACAGAAAACTTGGCGCTGGTAGTAACAGAGCTTGATGCCGCAAAACAACCTGTAATCAAAGCCCCGGCAGGCAACTTCAAAGCAAGAAGTCTATCCGATGCGGAAACATAATCCTCTGTCGCGTTGGAAAAAGAAAACTCCAACGTAACGGAACCCGTAGGCTGTATAATTGCAGGAGAGTTCGTTTTGACCTGATTAGATTTAATATCAGCCATTTTTCACTCCTCCCTTATCCGATAACGGTAGCTTCGCCAGTCGAAACACTCGACAGGGCAAGAGTACCGAAATCCTTGCTATCGAAGACAGTCTTCTTACAACCGTAAACCAGAGCCGCCGAAACGCCCAACTGGTTCTCATAGTCGTTAAGAACTTCCGTCCACTTGTATTTGACGTTGCTTCCGGTCATTCCGTAGGAGCGACCGAAGGCCACACAACCGGCCTGCGCACCGAGGAAGATGCCTCGGCAAACGTCTTTGTAAGTCGTCGCGCTACCAAGATCAGTCTTGGAACCCGAACCGGCCCGAGGAATACGAGCATCCTCGTGAATGATCACACCATTGTACATGCCAACCGCGCCGGTAAAGAGCGGGTTGCTGGTGATCTGTCCACCCATCATGGCCGACTTCTGGATGTCCATCCACTGACCATTGTTGGTGTTCCGTCGCAGATCGAGGACCTGATACGGATGCAGGATAGCAACGTACACTTCCATTCCGTTCAACTTGATCGGACGGATAGGAGTCTGCATCGTGCGGGCTTTGACAACAGCCGCGTCCAACATGGACAAACGGAAGTACTGGTCGTTGCCTGCAGTAGTGCCGATGGAGTTTCTGTTTGCCTGCGACTTAACAATGTTGGCTTCCCAAGTAGACCAACCAGTGTCAGCAGTAGCCGAAGAAACGCTAATATTGTTTGCGGCAGAGCCAGCGCCCACAATACCGTACTTCGCAGGAATTACTCCGCGATCTTCTACAGCAGGAACCGCGCCGGCTGCAACTGCTGCAGCATTGGGAGCAGCCCCTACGTAAACACTATCAATCGTGTTCATGCCCGTAATGGCAAAGGTGCTAACCGACAAGTCGGTGCGAAGCTGAGCGTAACGGTTACTCGAAAGCTGGTTGATGTAGTTGCTGTCGAGACGGTCAGCCCACCAATCGACAAGGCCACTCTGCGCTTCAGCGCGAATGTCAAAGTTGACACGCTGCTGCGACATGTTGCCGACAACCTTCACCGCGTGGCGAAGCTGGTCGATGTAGATGCTGTCAGTGTACGTGGTCAGAGCTTCTTCGTTCCCTTCGAGGGTCGAATCGCCAATGACACCATCGCCACCAAGCTGCATGCGAAGACCGTAGGTGAGCTTGTCACCGGAGGTTTTCGAGAGATCGTCTTTTACCTGAATCGCTGCGTCATTGCCTGTGCCAATGAACTTGTCGAGGAGAGTCTGCTTGAGAGCTTCCACAAAAAGCTTCTTGGCCCAAATCTTGACGGCGAGCGCATCGTTCACACCATAAGTGTATTGCGGATTTCCGCTATCCGTAGCCATAATAAGGCTCCTTAAATTTAGGTTAGAATTTATTTTGTGGTCGGGACCGACACTAGGACTCCAACACCGCCCAAGTGTTACCGAATTACGCCTCGATAATTAGCGAAACAGCCTCTACGCGGACTGAAGCAGGTTCGGCACACGCCCCGAACCACGGCGGATTTCGATTAATAAAGTATCAACTTCCAAGCATTGCGTCAATAATACCCGGATTATCTCTTTGGAATTGCTCAAATTGGGCGTCAGTCATCTCAGCTAGTTGATCCAAACCCAGCACTCCCTGCTCGGCTGTAGCCCCAATATTGCCCGAATTACGGGCGGCTTGGACACCTTTGTTCATCATGTTCAAACGGTCCTGAGAAGAGACTTGGACAGGGGCGCGGGGTTGTGGGACCTGAGCCGCCTGAGCCGCTTGAGCCGCCTGAGCTTGCGCCTGTCGCGTAGCAGCGTCTACGTAGCCACGTTGCTGGGCCAAACTGTACGCTACTGCTGCCGGATTTTGCTTCCAACCAGACATGTTTCCTTGCGTATCACGTTCGATACAACTGTTAACAATCATACCTTTTTCGTTCTCCAAAATCTGCTGGAGGTTTGCGCCGTCGTATCCCATGGTTTGAAGCTCTGAAGTACGAGTATCCATCAAATGCTGAAAAGCGTCCCAATAGTCCGATTTCTCTTGAACAAACTGCTGCTGAAGATTTTGAGACTGCACGACAATATCGTTAAGAGCGGCCTCTTCTACTTGCTGCTGTTGCTGCTGCTGAGCCATTTGCTGCTGCTGAGCCGTGGTCCGGGCTACGTTTCGCAACTGCTGCTCTAGCATACCAATCTTGTGGTTTGCTGCGCCGATAGGATCTTCTTCAGGATCTGGAGCCGGGTTCTCTTCCGCCTGACGCTGACGCTGTTCTTGCATCTGCTGCATCTGCTGCACGCGTTGAGCGTTCATAATACGCTCGTTCATTACAGCCAAGGTTTGCTTCTGATCCTGAAGCTCCCCTTCCATAGCCTGCCTTCGCCGTCTCTCTAGAAGCAAATCTGAGATTGGAACTTGGCTAACGGTTTCTTCAGGCGCTTGAGCAAACACATCCTGTTCAGGAGTAGCTGGTGCGTCTTCTACAACGGGTTCTTCTACAACGGGTTCTTCGTGGTTTTCCGCAAAAAATTCTTTTGCTTCTTCGTCGTGAGGAACTTCCCCCGACAAATCTGTTTCACTTGGAATAGAAGCTACTGCGGCCTCGTCATCAAAAAAACCCATTACTTATTCCCCTTTTTGTTGTACAACTCGTTGTGTTCTTTTTGCTCAAGGTACTTCTCTACGTCTAGTTTGTAGTACTTTCGTTCCGTACTCATACTGCGTACCCTCCCTTTTTCCCATGAGGTTTAATTATTTTACGGGCTTTCTGTACCATACCGTCTGCCAAATCCCCTTCTGCACTGGTTGCTCCGCCCGCTCCTTGCATAGGATCGCCCCCTGTGGAATTAGCCATAGTCATATCTGCCGGAGGTCCACCCATGCCCGGGGGTCCGCCCGGGGGTCCACCCATGCCCGGAGGTCCGCCCGCAGGTCCACCCATGCCCGGAGGTCCGCCCGCAGGAGCGCCCATGCTCATGCCCGGAGGTCCGCTGGGGGGTCCTCCTGCGGGATCGCCCATCGCTGGGGTTGCGCCACCGGCAGAACCCGCAAGCTCTTCTACGTTAATTTTCAACATTTCCTGCGATCCCTCATAGGGAATCATAAAAGGCGCTACCTGTTCCATAATACCGCTTAGATCAGGGCCAGCCTTTGTCATGTCAATTACAAGGTCTACTTGTCCGCCCTGCGATTTTGCGGCTGCGTAAGCCTGTACGGCCTGCATCAGGCCCGCTTCATCGTAGGAAAACTGTTCTGCCAGTTCTCCATTAATAATAATCATTGGCATTTTATCCGCTCACTTTCGGTGATTGTAGCCTTGTCACTGTGGTCATTTGGTCTGCGCTATTGTCGTCGCCCAAACGCCTTTCAATTTCTGCGTCTTCGTCTCTAAGGGACAACGTTTGTGCTTGAGTAGCCACATCCATATTCGATTCACGCAGCAAGGCTTGTGCGCGGGCACGAGATAGTTCGGCTTGGCTTTTCTTGTAGTCGATTTCGGCTTGGATATATTCGGGGTTCTGATCTTTTTCAGGAGTCTGTTGTTCAGCACCTTCTGCTTGCTGCTGTTTTAGTGTCTCCATTTCCTTCTTTACAGCCGAAACAACACTAGCGGGAAGAGGTGCGTAATCCAGCAACGACATGGGAAACACACCCTGCCGCACCAGCATTGGCATCAAGGGCTGCAACTGTTCCCAAACTTTTGCTTTTTGGTTGGGATCAGTCGGCGCATCATCTAGCATCAAGTCATACGCATCGGCCAAATCATCCTGCACAAGCTGGAGGTACTGCGCGTTGTAAGGTCCCCCGATTCTAATCCAACGACCGTCCGTTAAAAATGTTCTCAAATACTCCAACATGACCCGCGCTTCGGTTTCCCGGTATCGGGTGTAGGCGTTGAAGATAGGACTCATAATAGTGAGCCCTTGGATTTGCTTGTTTTCAATAGCCTTACCGGGCTGAGAACCCTCAGACTGACCAAGCATTTCCATGTTGATGCCAGTAACTTCACGCAACGACTCAATGCTGTACTGAATCATTGTAGTAGCCGCTTGGGGAAAAGCGGGCGCTGGCTCAACCTTAACCATAGACTGAGACAACGCTCCGGGTTTTAGGTGGATTACCGCTCCGGGCTTTGCCCAATCCGTAGCCACCTTTTGCGGGTTCATAAACGCCCCGCTTTCCGCCAGCATCGTGCCTTTAGGAGATACGCTAAACAGGTGTACGCCAAGGGAGAAATATTTGTTTGCGCCTTTTTGCGGATCAATCATGGCCCGAACTAGTCCGTACCAAATCTTGTCCCGCGCATCCCAGAAGCAAGTCATGGGCTGATACGTAAAATAATTAAAGGGTAGATCGTCTTCCTGCAGGATCATGTTGTTGCACAGGAATACCCGGTGATACTTGTACCGGTACTGCTCAACCACGTTCCCCGAATCTTCCAGATTCTTAAGGCGCTTTTTAAGTACTTTGTACTCTTCGTCGGTCAGCGTAGAAATGTCCCCGTTAGGGTCCAGCACGCGAAAAATCGTGTGCTTTTCGCGCCACTGATATTCCGTAATGTTTACATACCCCGTCTTAAACGGATCACGCTCCGGAACTTTACGAGTCTGAGTACCGTAGGAGCTTGCCCCCTTTGTGGTCACATTCTCGGTCTGTGGCCCGCCGGGAGTATAGGAACTGTAGTTCATTCCATACGGAACTTGGGGAGAAGAGTTGCGAATCTGATTAGGCTGGATGCCACGGCCCCCGCCCCAAACAGACATGTCGTCCCCTTCGGCTGCGGCCATGGCTTTGATCTTGTCGGCTTTGTCGGGCCAGATTGTGTAGACTTCGCTCATCTTCATAATGCGATGGCGAGACACCCAGTTAGCGTCTTCAAGGTTTTGTTTACGCGCATCAGGATCGTAGTGCATTTCCATGCCGTCTACGCGCTCCAACATTACCTTACCGTCAATGTCGTCGTTGTAATCCATGCGCGTGGACATCCAACCAATGCCACGGACAACCATGTCCCGAAAAGCTTGGGTGCGTTCGTACTCACCGTTGCACTGATCCAAGGCCCACGTATAAGCTTCTGTGGCTAGGTCTGACGCGCCAGAAGCTTCCTCGTCCGTGGGGTGACGAGGAACAAAAATCATCTTCTGACGGTTCTGAATTTCTGTACCTACAATCGCATTGACCATAGGCTGAATACGGTTGTAGGTAATGGCAGGCTTTTGGGCCTCGCGCATACGGCTCACATCGGCCTTATCCCACTGATGGCCCGCTACAAAATTATCGCACTGCTCTGATTCTTTTCGCCAATCGCTTTGCTGATCAGTGGCAGCTTTAATATTTGCGCCAATTGTCTTAATTAAATCAAGCTCACGGATGTCGTCTTTTTTTTCTTTCTTAGCCATTGCCAAGGGCCTCCTCTACGGATTGCACAAATTTGTGCGCCGCCTGACAGGGACAACTATTGGGAATCAAATCTACGTAATCTTTTTCACAACCCAAACAGAAACGTGTATCCAGTTCTCCGCTGCCGTAGGTAGTAGAAACTTTATTAAGCAATCCACGCATTACAGACGCAGCTTCTCGAAGCTTGTCTTGGTCTGCATTAATAAGGCTTTTACGCCCTGCAGATTTCTCTGAACGTGCTTCTCGTGCTTTTGCCATGTTCACTCTAAGTTTCTCCCTGTGAGAATCTGTAATTATGCGTGGTTCGCCTTTTCGTTTTTTCATGGGTCATACGCTCATCCAACCGCCGCCGTCGTCGTCGGTACCAAAATCTTGGTTTTCCAATTCTTCTTCGGTCATAGGCCAGTCTAAAATTACTTCAGGATCTAGGAACCTAGACAATGCGTCCATCATGTCGTCATGCACTGCGCTAGGAAAAGCCAAGTACTCTTCGTTACGCAATGTCTTTACAAGGTCTACTTCTCGCAATTCATAGGATTCAGTGTACCAAAGATTTTCAGGTGTATAAATCCTGCCGTTCTCAAACCACGGAACAAGACGCCTGATCCGGTCTTCTTTCTTGACCTTGCCACCTACGCTTTGAATCCTGAACCTGTAGGATAGCTCATCCATCTTCTCTTCAAAATACGCCCTGTCTGCCTGCGCCCCGTATTGTTCGTACACTACGCTACGCACGGGTTTCCATTTCTTGTGCAGGCGAAACAGCTTTTCTGCTCGTTCCGTTAAGGACAGCTTGTCTCGTATAATGTCCAACAAATACACATTCCGGTCTGGCCCCAGACCAATAACCATCATAGCAGTATAGTCAGATTTTTTACCTTTGTTATTGGCAGGATCTACCAATATGTACTTGGTCATCTGTTTTGAGTTCACTTTGGAAAACTTACTGTCGTCCATCCAAGACGCTTTAAAATCATTACCGTCACGAAATCCGGTACGCTGCTGATACAGGGATTGAAAGTCCACAGTACCAATAGCCCGCCGAATACGCTCTAAACTCATGCCCTTTTCCCCTGCGGGAATAGATAGCGGATATCGCGACGGCCACAGTGCTTCGCCTTCTGCACGCCAGCCTTCGTCTTCTTCCGCAATCGCGGGCATGTTTATAAGTTCCCACCCGTCATCTAGGTGGTCGCGAAGCAGCCATCCGGCAAGGTCGTCCTCGTGCCAGCGCGTTTGGATAACTAAAATCTTACCGCCGACCATAAGGCGCGTATAAACAACTGACTGGAACCATTCCTGCAACATACGCCGCGTGGTGTCGCTGTTTGCTTCTGCGCGGTCCTTTAGCGGGTCATCAATAATAACGAGGTGTCCTCCGCGACCCGTGATAGATCCGCCACGCCCAATAGCGTAGTATCCCCCGTTTTTGGTCATAGCTAGCTTCTGTACAGAGGCGGAGTCCTCTGAAATTACCGATTCCGGAAACACCGCCCTGTGCATCGGGTCAGTAAGTAGATTTCGTACCTTACGCCCGAAATCATCTGCAAGATGCTGAGCGTAGCTGCTACTGATAACAAAATGATCGGGATGCCTACCAAGGTACCAAGCAGGGAAAAACTGACTACAAAGATTTGATTTACCGTGTCGAGGAGGAAGCGTAATGATAATGCGGTCTTTTTTCCCGTTTTCGACTTCATGTAATACTTTAGACAGGAACTGAATGTGCTTGGGATTTTCAAAAGCAGGCCACATAAGGCGAGCGTATGCTGCCACGCTGTTGCGAGAAAATTCCAACGCAGCTTGGAACTCTTCTTCACTTGCCATCAATCTCTACCGTAGTTTCATAGTCCCTTGCTAGCTTAGCTACTTCTCCATCGGGCAAAGATAAACTAACGGTTACACTTTTTTGTTTAGACGAATTAGCCAAGCCGACCAACTTTGCCTGTGTCTCGATCAACATAGCGATAGCTTTGATCCCGTTGATGGCTGCAGAGTACGATCCATCGCCTCGGGCGTCTTGAATAATATCTCGGGCGTCTTGTAGCGCTACTTCTAAGGATTGCAGCAATCTTTGCCCGTAATCTTCTGGGCCAGTGAGGTCGCCGCCTATATGTTCCAAGTGTTTATTCATTACGGATTCCTTTACTCCTAGTACTGGAGCTAACGATATTGCCCTTTTTTTAGGGTACGCCGAGAACATTATCCGTTTATCTATCGCTATCCTGCTGCGAGAACTGCAAACAGGACACGTTGGGCGCGGATTCCATACCATCTCAGCCATATTGTCAACGCCATTCTATATGAAACTAGAAATTTTGGCGAATATTTTAGGGGCACTCCATATTATACACAGCCACAACCACTCGTAGGCACACGCGTATGGGACCCATGATCCGGGGTTACTGCGAAGTTCGATACATAACCGTAGTTGTGTATCACGATCCGTGGTTCGTTGTCGCTAAATCCCGAGGATCTTGTGTCTCATACGCAGAAAAACGGCTCGAAGAGCGCAGTTCGTCTTATCGCCAGAGGATTCCGATTCCCTCCTTCCCTCCTTCGTCGGGGGGAATCTCCCTTCCTTGCACAAGCCAACACATACAAAGGAGCAGAGAATGTCAGATGAAGCTAAGTCGAAAGTGATTGTACGGATTGGAAAGCTCATTCAGTGGTGGCTCGATAGGCCGCACCTTGCGCGTGCGAAGCAACGTATCGAGAAGCTGCGCAACGAAGCGCGGCGTTTGGGCATACATGACGAGGTTTGCGGTTGGCTTGATTGGAACCAGAATCTGTCGGAACAACATCGCTCGGAGCTTCTCGCGGGCGCTTAGTACCAACTTACGGGGCTGACAATCTGGTCAGTCCCGAACTTCTTAGCAAAGGAGAATCGAATGGAACTCTGTGGATCTGCAACCCCTAACGAGAAGCCCGGTCAGTGCGCGAAGTGCGATGGCCGTGGTTACGTTCACCTCGGTCGCGTCATTCACTACGAACTTATGCCCGATGGTCGTCAGGTCTGTCGCAGTAAGACGGGCAAGTGCTTCGGATGTTTGGGTAGCGGAGTCCAGAATTCTCGCGACATCAAGCGTAACAACAACTACAACAACTACGGAAGGCGGTGGTAACATGAGCATACAATATAATTTCCATGTGCACGAAGGCCTGCGTTATAAAAACTACGCACGCAACAGTATGGACACACGAGTTGACACTGTATTGAGGGCGCTACGGGACATTGATCCTGTTACTCAGACCTTTGCGTCTGTTTCCCACCGGCGCAGGTCGCGGGAAATCTGGAACGCTTGGAAGAAATGCGTTTCTTACGATCGACAACCCAAGGCCAAGGGTGACAACTGGACTGCGCTCGAAGGAGTAGCTCACGGGATGGGATGGATTGCAGTCCGAAGCCCTAACCCAAGGATTCATGATCTCATAACGCACATGCTCGAAGACGCCACCGGCGAGTGGGATCTGTAATGGGTAGGTGGTTTGCGAAGCTGATGTGGAGCACCCTGAAAGAGAACTGGGTGCTCCTTATTGCGTGTAGCCCTGCGTACTTAGCGATCTATATCTTGGTCTGCATTTACATGGGACTGCTACCTTTCGATCACTGACCGATTAAATATTCCGGCCCCCTCTTTCCTTCCTTCGTCAGGGGGGGCCTCCCTTTCTTTGATTTATTACCGCGCTAGACGGCATCTAGTATTGATATCTGAATGAGGAATTTAATCATGGCATTTGAATTTATTAAGAAGCAATCGACCGCTAGCACTAGCGTTAGGCGTGGCGCTTTCGACAATGCTTTCGCAGGATACGGAGATTTTACTCGTGCCCGCGATTGCGCTGATGGTGGTGACGCTCCGTATTACTACGACGAGGACACGGAGTATAATCATTTCCTTGCCGAGGACCGCCAGCTTACCGAGGGTACTCCCGAGCAGATCGCTACAGCCAAGTACCTGCTGAGCGTTCGGCGCGAGGGACCTTGGATGTTTCATCTTCACTTCGGAGATACTCCATTGCTGCAGCGCTCGCAGTACATGACTAAAGCAGCGACAATGAAGGGCGGTACTCCATCTGCTCTTACTCCTCTTGACTACGACAAGCTGCGCCTTGATACGAAGGGCAAGCACAAGCGTAGCGATACACACATTGAGCTTTGCAACGAACTTATTGCCACGCTCAACGAAAGCGAGGTAGCGCTGACCGATACGAATACTGCGGTCGGCGATGCTTGGTATCGTAACTGCTGCCAACATAGCGACGAGCAACTCACCGCCTCGCTTATGGGGCAGCACTGGCACGAACTGAATCAGACGCTCGGCCTTGATACTCAGAGCGGATTCAACTTCAAGTTCGTAGCTACGATACCTGACGTTCACCTTGCAACTGCACTCGATGGTACTACAAATCTTGTGAAGTTCGATGGTCAGGCGCACGGTGCAGTATCTTTAGTGCATGCAATCAACAGCTTCAAAGGCGAGTTCGGGGAGGGTGCAGCGAAAGCAAAACCCAAAGCGAAATCCACACCTGAAGTGAGCGAACAGCTACCCTTCTAACCACAGGCACGCCTCGGACTGCGCATCACAGCGTGGTCCGAGGCGAACGCCTTGGGCCGAGTCGGAGAGATCCGCCAGCCCAGAACTTTAAACGCGCAGCGAGTCGAAGAGATTCGCTAGCCCAGACAAGGAAAGTAATATGCCTAAGAAAAAACTAACAGTTGGTCGGCCTCGTATTTTTAACAAAAGTTCTCACAGAATTTCTGTTTTACTTGAACCTCAAACGCACAAGGCTCTTAAGAATTACGCAGATGAACATTGCTGGTCAGTCAATGCAGCCGTGCGTCTTATCCTTGAGGAGAAACTAAACAAGAAAAGAATCCCTAAATAAAATAAGAACTGCATGAGTAATAACAAACGAAAGGAAATTAAATGAGTGAACATAAGTTGTATCAGACACAGAAAGCCAACGGTTTGGATGCGCTTTCAAGCTGGAAATTAATTAATAAAGCACGACTTAAAGACAAGTATCTTACGGATCATAAGATAGAAGTACCTACATTCTTTGTTATTAACAAAAGCAACTGGTCAGATTTGACTCAAGGTACTGATCAAAGTGAGGGACCTAATGTTTCTATTCCTGTGGCGTGGGGTAAATACCTAAAGACAGGTTTGTTTGCACGGCCTGCTCCTCTCTTACCTGCTCATGGTTTTCTTGATAGCGTTAGAGTTACTAGCACTAGAGAAATTGCTGAGCTTTATCTTCAGGTACTCCAAGCAGATCCTGAAGGTGAGCTTATTCTCATGGATCATTTGAACCGATCGACTTCGAGTATGATTATTACTCCCAATGCTTTCAGTGTTGGTCCTGATAATGATGGTGCTACTGAGGGTAAGGATTCTATTATGCTTGGCTATCCCAGTTCAAAAGATAGCTGGCATAATTTGCCAGAAGATTCTTCTATTGTTCTTGAGTCTCACGATCCGTACTTAGAAGTTGTTCAATATAGGAAGGGCAACTCCAGTGGATATGTAAAGCCATCGTCCATAGCTAAAAGTTTTTTAGTTCAGTGTCGTGCTGGTGAAAAAGTTGAGGGAGTTTCTTCTAATTTTGTACCTCATTATATAGAGCACATTCAAAATGTTGTTATCCCAACGGGTAAGGAAACTTTTGTTGAGTGGCGCAAGCTTGTCTATTCTTTGGACCCAAAAGTAGATGTAGTTTACCACGCAGGTGGGGGGTTACATTCCCATTGGGGTGTGAATACCAAAGAAGCTGGAGTTACTTACATTACTCGGTGGGCAGACGATATTGAGTTAGAGTCTGGCAATAGTATTCATCCTGTTGATTACCCCAAGGCTAAGTTTACTTTCGAGACTCATCCTTTTAACAACGGTTATGCTCATGCTTTACGTGCCTTTGACTATCCTGTTTTTAGTGAGGGCATACACCATCGCAAGCACAAAGGTTCTTCTTTGCATGAAGACTCTGTTAGTTATCGAGAAGCTATGAGCATTATGCTTTTGGCTTTTCATACTCATCAGTTTCAAGAGCCAACTGTAGGGTCGCGCTTGCTTGGCTTGGGCATTGGCTATGCTGTTCGGTTACTTGGCTTGCTTTCAATTGGTGAGGCTAGGTATGGATCTAAACATCCGAAGCAAGCTAATGGAGAAGTGATTGCTAGGAATGTTATCTGGGATAGGTGGTGGTCTGGATGGGGTCCTCTTGCACAGGGTAGGGTTCGTCGTTCTTATCTTTCTTTTAAGAATGGCCATTGGTCTGGTTCTTATGGCGGGGATAAGTGGGCACGCATTGCACGCTATCAAATTCTTATGGATGAGATGGCCCAGCACCTTATTCGTAAATCCTATAACCAAGATTGGTCTTCAACTTCCAACCTAGAAGTAGCTTATAATACTTTGGGTAGTCGTAATCGAATAAAGCAACGACTTCTTGATATGTTTAATGAAGTTATTAATATCGGACACAACTGTGGGTGGGTGTTTAATAAATTTGTTACCACTAACATGTTTGATCACGCTGCCAATTTGTCTATTGATTTTGCTTTGATGTCTGGTTCCGCTGTAGAAAAACATCGGGAGTTTTTAAAGCATGGCTGGGAAGGCGACGGCACAGGTCTTTGTGTGCCTACTGCTTCATCTCTAACTGGTATGCAATCTTATACATCCATAGGGAATTCTCGTATTAATAAGAAGTCCATGGTTCCTTATTGTATTAGCAATGACGACGACCCATGCCTTATCCAAACAGATAACTTTGGTGTATTAAAAACTAAAGTTACAGGGCATGGTGCTGCTGTTGATGTTGAGGTTTCCGAAGGGCACACAATAAGCATGGAAGCTCTTGCTTCTAAGGATAAGGAGTGGGCATTTAAGGTAGCTTCTGATGATGGCCAAGCTATTCATACAAACTATCTTTATACGGCACAGCTTGACACCGCTGTTGAATCTCTTGCTGAAGAGAAAGTAGTTAGTGTTGGTACTGTTAAGAATACTCCCTTTAAGTATCTTAACTTACACAACCCTGATTATGTTATTAGTTCTCATCATCAAGCAGGCAATGCTTTAAAAAATATTAAATGGTTCGGCTCTGATATTGGTGAGCCAATGAACTTCTCTCCTGTTCTGGTTTGTCTAAGAGAGGGAGGAAATCTTATCCACATGCAGTACCACAGTGGACCCTCTCAGTTTAAAGATAGTAGCTACAGTACTTGGGACCTTCAGCATGGTAACTTGATGTGGTCCAATCAAAAGGACAACAGGGGTAACCACAAACCTTCACTACTTGAAACAGGTTTTGCAAATAATATGGATGTGCAGTCCTTGTTGAATTACTGGCAGGATTCTTCCAATGTAACTACTCCTTACCACGTTGTTCCCGCTCTTGGTGCCAACATTGGTTTGCTTCATGCACCCAAGCACGATGCTTTACAGTGCTTGTTTCCTGCTGGGTATGTAGTCAATAGTATGGCGGGTTCTACTACTCCATATCTCATGATGGTACCTGTAAATACAACTAAGCCGGGAGATGATGTTGGCCGTGTAACTTTCTATCCTCTTGGGTTTAGAACTATCGGAGAGTTTACGCACCCGGCACCTATGGTTAGTAATATTCATGGTAGCTTTAGTGTTTATCGTAAAGATTTACCCGGTATTTTTAATTGCCCACAACCTAAAGTGACCGCCAATGGTACTAAATATCTAGGCAGGATGGATGTCAATAGCCCTGCATTTATGCCGTTGTACAATCATTTTAACCAAGTGAAAGATACGCAACCTTCCATGAGTCTTAAGAATTTTTACTTTGGTAGTTTCTTAGCCAAGGGTATAGCTGCTGATCCTGCTGATTTCGATAAGGTTAAAGGAACTGTTCCCGATGTCGTATAGCGAGTTAGATGAATGGGTGTGTCACCATTGTGTTGCGGGATATGAATCGGAGCCAGATAAAACTTGTTACGACATGTCTCAATTGCCCGTGGAAATACGGGTGGAAGGTTCTTGGTTTAGTCCGCATCCAATTGAGGAAACGCTTGATGGCAAACAACCTATTATTGTTTGTTCTAATTGTCAGTGGGTATACGTCATAGCTCAACAGGACGTATGGGACATTGAATTGGGAGAAGGTAACCACCAAGTTGGACTGGGTACCTCCGAAAACTCAGAGAATGAACGGTATATTTACACTAAAGCTTTTGTGAATGGGGCTTTTGATTATGCCGAAGATTCAGGAGAGGTAATTAAGGAAGAACCAATGAGTAAAAATAAACATAAAAATAGTTGGGGACAATCAGCGTTTCAAAGTAGTGCTGGATTTTATACTGGCAACGCTAAGATTTGTCCGACACACAATGGTAAAACTATAGTATGGCAAGGAGAAAACAATGAAGGAAAAGTAATAGAGTTAGCTGGAGCACAAGGAGATCACGTTGCAGTAGATAGGGAACTTGAATTAGTTGTGGATCTAGCAGGCTTGTTCAAGGCTACTGATCCTAATGAAGCAATCAACTTTAAAGCAGGTTCTCGTGACATGAGGATAAGAGACGTACTTCCTCAGGCATTAAATGATTTCCATTGGCAAAAACAAATGACGCAACTGTGTGAGAAAGTAGATGTTCCACATGTGTTGCGAATCAAGAACCCTGACATGGGTATACCACCTGTGGGTTTTGATTTTTGGTTAGAGCTATGGAATCTTTTACCTCAAGGCAGGACTGTATGCTGTTGTGTTGGAGGGCATGGCAGAACAGGAACGGCAATCGCTGCTTTAATCTTGGTAGGTAGTAGGAAAAAAATATCAGCTAAGAGTGCTATCGAATTAGTTAGAGCTAAGCATTGTAGCAAAGCAATTGAATCACAAACACAAGAAAAATATCTAGAACTTATAGCCAAGCAAAGAGATGAACACTTGCTTGCATTGAAAGGTAAAGACAAATGATCACATTGAATAGTGAAGCAAAGAAACTAAAGATTGTTCAGTACAAACTGATGCCGTTGCCTACCAAAAGCAACTACTGGGTATTGCATGTGCAGGTAGGAAGGGACGGTAGAAAAACGGATGGGGATTATACCTCTCATTCTATGGTAGTTCCCAACGAAGTTGCACGAGATCTGGGTTCGACTACGGATCATGGCGAACTGATAGAGTTTCATCCTTCGTTCCGACCCGGATCTATGCAGGGTTACATGCGTAGGCTTACTCAACAGGGCGCTCAGTTTTTTGGTAGCGAAAAGTTTCTTGAGAAATTTTCTTACAGCTTTCGACAGTACATTGAAGCTTTGATTTCTCCTGACAAAGACATGGATACTTGGGCCGAACGTTTTGAGATTTTCATGGAGGATGCTCAATTGGAAATGGCTTCCAAGATGGAAGAGAAGGTTATGAAAGAAAGCCTTAAAGATCTTGTGGGTTTGCACAGCAACAACGACAATGAAACAACACACTAATTCTTTGGGTACCTCAACCCAAAGATATGTCTAGCTAGGTATGCGTTAATCCTCTTTCACATACAAGGCTAGGCTGCGGCCCGGTACCCCTCTAATCTCTGGGGGTACCGGGCTGTTTTTTTCTTAGGGATATTAGGAACGTCATGAGCACATCAGAAACTACAGAAGAAAGAACTGCTCGGGTTATCGAGGGCACGCGACGATCAAACTTCGAGCACGAAGGAACCTATCGTGTTTACGGAATTAGTTATCCTGAACACAAGGGCGGAACATCCAACGCTAAACCGTTTAACAAGACCCTTATCGTAGACAACGTAAGCGAAAGTTATGCTCAAAAAATTTTGGGAAAATTAAAACTAAACAGCAACTATGTAACAGGCGGAATCGAAAACAATACGCCACCGTATCAGCACAATAACTAATGCTTGGGTGGTAATAAGATATGCGGGTTGCCCACGGGTAACCCGCATTTCTTTTTATCTAATAGAGTTGAACGCCGCTGGCCCAGATTCTTTAGGTTTATTAGATACTTACGCTGCATGTGTCACGCCAAGGTCTATGTGTCACACCATTTTCCCTAGTGTTATTAGTAACTTGCCCCAGATTTGTGACACCGTGACACCGTGACACATACTTTGGAGTTGGAGCAAAACTACACAAGATCCCCGGAAGTTTCGGCGCTCTCTCTCTTCTACCCCCCTTCTACTTTATTATAGTATTAAGTGTCACAGTGTCACGAGCCACATGAAACCCTTGTATCTATTGGCTTATTCCTGTGACACATATGTGTCACAGACTGTCACGATGTGTCACGGATTCATATAGTCAGGCCACTACAATATAACTACGCAGGTGTGACACGAGGGGACATGAACTTCTCCTGCTCCTTGTTGTACATCTCATCCAGCATGGCCGGTCCCATGCCCGCCACTGCCGGGTCAACCCAGTACCTACCTTCCCTACCACGGACCCTGACCCACCCCTGTTGCTCCAACAACATCCCGAACCTGCCGCCCCGCCTGTCCCACTTCGTACCCGTGACATCGTAGACATCCTTCATCTGGACCACGGACCTCGCCCCAAGGAACGCGATCACTGCCTCCTCATCCGGCCTCACCTCACGCCGTGAGTCCTGCATGTCCGACAATTCCATGGCGAACTTGCTAGCCACAAACAGGTTGGGGTCTACCTCCCACGCAGCCACAGCCTCCGCCATTAGCTGGTCCCTGTCCCGCTCCAACGCCTCCCTATCCAGTTGGCCTACCCGGACAGGCAACCACCTACGGTTCTGAGTATCCGTAAGATATGTGTGGCTGTTGGTAGTACCAGCCATGACGAACGATCTGGGTTTGATAATCTGATAACGAGCATACATCATACGTATCGCATCTTTACTCTGAGTAATGAACTGCTTGATGGCACTGTCCCTCTTGAACTGCCCCTTCAATGCGTCCAACTCACCGAGTTCCACGATCCACGCACCACTAAGATAGAGTTCGCGAGTCACATCGCTGTGCTTCTGGCTACCACCTAGCTCCAACTGCGAGTCGATGTAGTGTTTGCCCCCGAGTATGCGTAGGGTTGTGGTCTTACCCACGCCCTGCTTACCTTCGAGTACCATGCAGTAGTCGAACTGACAGCCGGGGTCCAAGGCCCGAGCGACTGCACCCTTGAGCCAGACCTTACCTATCTCCCTGTTGAGTGGAGTATCCTTGGCGTTGCAATAGTCCACGAGCCACGAGCCAAGGCGCTCGACTCCATCCCACTGGTAGCTACGGATCTCATCCACCACCGGGTCGAACTCCTTGAGTCTGGATGCCTGCTCCATCATGTCTCGCGTGTCGTCCTTGCTGAACTGCACACCCCACTCACGGACAAGGTAGGTACGAACCCCTACTATGTCAGTGTCCAAGAAGGGGCGGGGCTGACTCTCGGCAAAGGGTTTGAACAGGTAGGTTTCACTGCGTGTGTTGTAAGCGAAGCGGCCTTGGAGGTTGGGGTCAGTCTCAAAAATTACTCGCAAATTTTCTACGTGTTTGACTAGCCCGCCCTTTGAATCATAAGCAATCCGAGGGTCCGCTTGCCCAGACTGCTTGCGGCCACGGGCCACGGTACCCGTAGCACGAGGCGTGACTGCTGCAGTATGGATAGCCTCAACCTCTTTGCCTTCGAGCAGGGCCGAGATGTTTTCGTCGGCGTAAGCGACAGGCTCCTCGACCCTTTGTGTAAAAGCATAGCCCCACTCCTTGTTGGATCTGGTGGCCGCTTGCTTTAACTTGTGCAGTATCTCACGCTGACTCCAAGCAGGCTCGCACCTGTTGTTGAACTCCTCGTTGAATACAGTAAAGGCATCGGGTTCAGGCAGGCAGTAGCCACGGACCACGGTTACTGCAGCTAGCCACGCTGCTCCGTGTCCGTTCTCCCCCGCTACACTAGGCTCCAGTTGGCGTACAGATACACGAGCTTGCTCAATAGCGGAGTCCAAGTCAGCGGGCGTCAGGTCTATAGACACTGGGGTTTGGGGCGTGGCCTTTTGGTGGCCGTAGATTACACGCACCCACGCTTCGGGAAGATCGGGAAGTTGCTTGTCGGGTCCGTTGCCCTTGCCCCACGCATAAGGAGTACCGCAGGCATGGGGCGAGGGGGCACATACTACGTAGCCATTTACTTTTACTTCGACACCGGGGGCGAGGTTGTTGATGTTGCTGTCTATGCCACCGGGATTGCGGAAGTATATGTGGGCACCCCGCCTGTCCTCATTATCAGTACCCGTCAGTTCAAAGGGTCCGGTCTGTGGTAGCGGGCCGAGTTCTTCTTCCAACTTGGTAAACGATTCACGGCCCCCGTTGCGGGGGTCGATGTCAATACAAATAAAGGTGGAGTTAAGGGCCATGCCCACTCCACCCCCATTAGTTAAGTGTGCTGACCATTGGCTACGTGGCTTGGAAGATGATGGCCCGTTGATAGGGTGTTTGCCGGGACTGTCACACCCATCAGGGCAGGCGCATTTAGCTACGCCGTCCACCATTCCCATAGCGTAAACAAGTACTCGTTTTGTTGGCAGGTATACTTCTTTATCTCTATCATCTTTCATCTATCACCTCACTCGCATGTGTGCGGAAACGGTTCTTCTTGCATTTCATACGGCCAACTGCAAGGCTGCCCGACAAATGAATGACGAATTGATTAGAACGAAACAGATATTGAACAAGATAAGTAAAGGGAACTTCGCTGCTCAATGGATCACGGGCCAACCCTTCTTCCTCCTGAAAGATGTAGTCGGATCAAAGGGTATAGACGTTCGTATTTATAACCAAGATTTAAATTCTCTTATTAAATTACTTGAAGAATTGCAGGAGATACAAGGTGAACAGGGACTCGATACCCTCTTCTAAAATTTTGCAGAATTTTCTAGCGACACAGGCGACTGCATCTTTGGGCAGGCAAAGACTTGCCGTGCTTAACAGGGTAGCCGCCATGCTATCCACGGACCACGACGCATGGACCTACCCTTGGTCGAGCGTCACACCTGAGCAGGTGTCCGTGTTGCGTGAGTCATTCGAGTCGATGGACTTGAAGCCACGCACTGTGCGCTTTCAGTTGCAGACACTACGTGCCTTCCTGTCTCGCATGGTAGAGGCTGGTGCGTTCGATGCTGTCAGTCTGTCCAACGTGCGCCGTGTTCCGTGTCCACCACAACAGGCCACGGGCCACGCTGGTCGGAGGTTGTCGAGTGAAGAGATAGCCTTGGTCCTGTCTGATGTGGGTCAGCTTCCCAAAGACAGGTTCATGCGGGCCGCTTTCTTTGTGCTTGTTACTACAGGCATGCGCGTGTCGGAACTGTTGTCACTACCCCGCGACTGCATGGACAAGAGCGGGCGCATAGAGCTAGTGCAGAAAGGTTCCCGCGCTCATGTTGTATGGATAACCAAGCCTGTAGTTCAAGTGCTACGCTTGCACTGGGTAGATGTACCCAATCGCAAGCACCTAGTGCAGTGGCCCCGAGGCAGGCAGATACTACGCAACAACTTCAATCGTGAGTTGAAGTTGTTGGCTGATCGTGTTGGTATCGAATCGTTTACGCCGCACGATCTACGCAGGACAGTAGCTACTACACTGCTGGAAGCTGGCGTTGATCCATACGTGTTGAGTAGTATCTTGGGCCACTCCAAGCCTGAAACCACAGCCATATACGATCACCGTCCCGACACAGTTAAGCAGCAAGTCATACAGGAAATGGTAGAGACAATTGAAAAAGGCAAAATCTTTTACACTCAGCCCCTTGGATACATATCTGGAGGAACGAAGTGAGTACCTTAACTCTCTTATCGAAGAGCAGACTGAAGTTATTTGGGAAGACTTTCTTGATGCTATGCCTGAGTTAGAGAAAATTTTTGAAAAATATTCTGACACCGAAGAGGGTAAGCTCTTGATTGAGGCAGCGCATAAAGGTACAGCTTTTATTCTCAGTCGCTTGGCGGCACTGATGTTATTAAATAACTACGAGACACAACGCTTAGTATTGCAGTCGATGGAAACAGAAGGAGAAGAACAATGAGTGATATCTTTGATGAGATTGAAGGCGCAGTTGCAGAGCTTGAGCAACACCAAGAGGTCAGCCTTGGTGACGTTGGCAGACTAGCCAACAACATGGTCGCTCACTTGAGGGCAGTAGATCAAGCAGAGCAAGACCTGAAGAAGGCAAAGGAAGAGCTACGCTCTATCCAAGAAGAACTCCTTCCGCAGGCTATGACAGCTATGGGCTTGTCGCAGCTTAAGCTTGAGTCCGGTGAGAAGCTCACAGTTTCTAACTACTACCAAGCCAGCGTTAAAGTAGAGGATCGTGAAGCTGCGTTCAACTGGCTGCACGACACAGGCAACGGCGACATCATCAAACATAATGTATCGGTTGACTTCAAGAAGGGAGAAGGAGAGGATGCCCGACGAGCCTGCGAGAAGTTAGGCGAGCTTGGTTTGGTACCCAAGGATGAGATTAAAATTGCACCAATGACATTAAAAGCATTTGTAAGAGAAGAGATAGAAGCAGGCAGAGAACTGCCCAAAGAGTTCAACGTTTATGTCGGACAAAAAGCAACCATTAAAAGGTAAGGTAATTCAAATGAGCAAAGCTATTGAGAAGAAAGAAGAAACTCTCCCCGAAGAACTGTTCGATGGACTGGAAGGTTACGGCGCGGACTTTACTAGCGACGAAGTAACCCTACCTTTCATTCGCATGGTACAGAAGATGTCGCCGTACTTGGTAGAAGGAGACGGCAACTACATTGAAAGCAGCAAGGCTGGGCAGCTTGTACATACTGTCAACGCCAAAGCTTACGACACCCTTACTATTATTCCGCTGCGCTTTGAGCACCTTAAGATTCAGTGGCGTATGCGTGAGAGCGGAGGAGGATTGATCAATGTCTTTACTCCTAGTGACCCAGAGCTACCTGCTACGCACAAGGTAGAGAACCAGAACGTAGTAACCGACGACCCTACGTCTGTCATTGAAGACACGCTGCAGTATATCTGCCAAGTGTTTGCTCCAGACGGGGAGGATCTTGGTATGTCTATCGTGTCTTGCTCTAAGAGTCAGCTTAAGTATGCGCGTCGATGGAACGTACAGTTGCAGAGCAAGAAGATTACTCTGTCTTCTGGCCGAGTAATTCGTGCGCCCTTGTTCTCTCATTCCTACACTCTGTCTACTATCCAAGAGAGCACCCAGAAGAATGGCATGACACAAAGCTGGCACTCGTTTAAGTTCGGCGAAGGCACCCTGCTTACTGATCAAGACATGCTGCAAGGATGTATCGCACTGGCCAAACAGGTAAACGATGTGAAGTTTGCCAAAGCAGTAGATGCTCCCGTAGTTGAAGTGGAGTCCTCGACTGAGGACTTCCAGATGTAGGGTGTTCCTATGCAGTACAGGCTTTGGTTTGATGCTGCGACTGAAGAGGAATGGCAACTCCCAACGGAGTTGCCTGACCTCTCAGGTGCGGAAGAGATTGCGATTGACTTGGAGACATGTGACCCCGGTCTGAAAGACAACGGCCCCGGCTGGGCCACGGGCCACGGACACACTGTAGGTATAGCTGTGTCCGTTGAGGACTGGAAGGGCTACTTCCCCATAGCCCACGAGACAGGCATGAACATGGACAGGGACCAAGTACTTGAGTGGTGCCGGGTCGAGTTCGCTAGACCAGAGCAACCCAAGATATTTGCTAACGCATCCTATGACGTAGGCTGGTTAGAAAACGAGGGAGTATCCGTAGCCGGGGAGTGGGTAGACATACAGATAGCCGCCCCTCTTCTGGACGAATCAGCAAAGACATACTCTCTTAATGCTTTAGGCGAACGCTATCTTGGAGAGAAGAAGAGCGAGACATTGCTGTACGAAGCCGCAGCTATGTTTGGGTTCTCCACCCGAGAAGCCAAGGGTAAGATCCATGTGTACCCTCCACACATGGTAGGTATCTACGCAGAGCAAGACGCAGATCTTACACGTAGATTGTGGCACGTACTAAAGCCCCTGCTTATTAAGGACAACCTGCTATGAAAGTGTTTGAGTTGGAGTCCAAGCTTCAGCCGCACCTCTACCGTATGCGTAAGCGTGGAGTACGCTTTGATATGGAAGGAGCGGTAGCCCTTAAGGAACTGTGGTCAACAGAGATCGACACCTTGTCAGAAGACTTGGAAGGTGTAGACATCTGGTCAGGCAGGAGCATAGAAATTGCTGCAATTAAAAAAGGGCTGGGAGATTTTGATCGCACGCCTACCGGAGAACCTAGCTTTACAACACAGTTCTTTGAGAACACTGACGTAAAATTTTTTAAAATTATTAAGCGTGCTCGCAAGCTGGACAAAGGACTGCAGTTTGTTCGAGGGTTGGCTGAGAAGTACAACGAAAAGACTGGGCGAATACATGCACAGATACACCAACTCAGGTCAGACGACTACGGTACAGTTTCGGGTAGATTTTCATACTCCCACCCCAACCTCCAACAGATCCCGACCCGCGACCCCGAGATTGGTAAGCCTCTTCGTAACTTGTTTCTCCCTGAGTCAGGGGAAAGTTGGATCGGTGCAGACTATTCCTCACAAGAGTCTCGTATTCTCATGCACTACGTGGTCAAGCGTGGCCTTGGCGAAGGGCATCCTTTGGTTGCTGCGTATCAACAAGATCCCGGTGCCGATTTCCACCAGCTAGTAGCAGAACAACTAGGGGTCAGCCGGTTCCTCGCCAAGACAATTAACTTAGGCATGACCTACGGCATGGGCAAAGTAAAGCTGGCAGCACAGCTAGGTCTGTCTCTTCCCGAAGCAGAGCTTAAGCTTAACGACTACCACAACACCTTCCCCTTTGTGCGACAGATTAAAAAGATGTGCGAAGAGATGGCCTCGAAGCACGGAGTGATAGCCACCCTGTCAGGTAGGCGGTGTAGGTTTGAGAAGTACGAACCCTACAACGTGCGAGGAGTAACAGCACTACCGCACGACGAAGCTCTAAAGAAGTGGCCCCGACAAAACATACGAAGAGCCTATACATACAAGGCTTTGAACAGATTAATTCAGGGCAGTGCCGCTGACCAGAACAAGATGGCGCTGCTATCCGCGTGCGAAGCTGGGGTGGATGTAAAGATAAGTATCCACGACGAGATAACCGCAAGTGGAAACGAGTCTACTATGCGTACTCTAGTGCAGTGCATGGAAGACGCAGTAGAACTAAACGTACCCACACCAGTAGACGCAGCAATGGGCAAGACATGGGGAGAAACTAAATGAGAGGCACCACTGGTCCTATCCTAGATAGGTTAAACAAGAACGTAGTAAGCCCGTCCCACTACACAGTAGGTAACACTGAAGTAATAGACGTTATCAAAGATTGCTTAGGTACGTCTGGCTTCCAAGCTTACTGCACAGGACAGGTGTTAAAGTATGTACTACGCGCCAAGCACAAAGCTAACTACATTGAGGATCTACAAAAAGCCCAGTTCTATTTAAGCACCCTATTAGGTAGCGACCCGCGTAAGCCTCATGGAAACGAGTGACCTTTACTACAACACCGAAGTAGTGTCCCCTGTAGCAGCAAGGTTGTATGACAGGGCCAAGGAAGCATCCGAAAAAGAATGGGTAGATTACTATCACTTTAAAGCCCTGCCCCTCCACGAAGACTGGGCGTTAGATTCGTGGGCAAAAGATCTACTTGCCCGACACCCTTTCCAAGCTGGCATCATACGTCTAGATCCTTACGTGTTTTACGACTGGCACATAGACACTGACCGAGGGGTGGGGGTAAACATGCTGCTTAACGCAGAAGGTAGTAGTCACTGCCTGTTTACTAGAACACTGAAGCGAGACAGTTGCATTGCTCATGGTAGCGGAACCAACAACTTTGTTGAACTAGAGTACGCTTCCCACACCTACTACCTATTTAACACACAGACTGCGCACTCGGTCTATAACTTTAAAGAGCCACGCTATTTATTTAGCATGGACTTCTTAGAAGACAGGCACACCTTAAGCTACGCTACCCTGCGAGACGAGCTAACCCATTAGATAATAAGAACTTTTTAGGGTACAAGTAAGCTGTGCTTGAATCAGATTTTTGGCGGTTACTTAAGACAAACCTTAAGCGAGAGTTCTTAATGACTAGAGTAGAATCCGTGTCTAGTCCGGGCGTGCCTGATGTGTACTGGTCTAGCTTACGCGACGAAGGAGCATCGGGATGGATTGAACTTAAAGTTATACGGGGCAACGTAGTAAAACTAAGACCAGAACAAGTACTCTGGATACTTCGGCACTCACAACTCAACGTGAACGCCAAGATAATGGCTAGAAAAAATGACACGATCTATCTCTGGGAAGGAAAAGATGTCTCCATCGTTGCCGAACAAGGACTCCGATCTGACGCTCCAGTTACTACCTTCGAGAAACCATGGAATTGGAACGACATTATTCAACGAATCAAGTTGGGATGTAACGAACCAAGAGAAGGACTCGTACTTGTACAGCCAAGAGATGGGGACCAAGACTCACCTGAACTTCGCAGAAAAAATACAGTTCGTGATACTGCAAAATGCAATGAACGAGTTGTACTCAAAGGAACCAAGGATAAAAAAAGAAGCTGAAGACTGGTTCAATTCAAAAGAATCTAAATACATATTCAGTTTCATTTCCATCTGTTTAACTTTTAATCTAGAACCTGTTGCAGTACGCAAAGCATTGACTGATAGACGTTGGCATTGGCAAGCAGTTAGATTTAGAACTATTGGGAGAAGATAGTGGACTTGCAAACGTGGCCCTTTAAGACCCGGCCTTACTCACACCAGTATCATTTGATTGATAACTCATGGAGCTTGCCTGAGTTTGCCCTGCACCTAGAGATGGGGCTGGGTAAGAGCAGGATAGTTATTGACTCTTTAGCTGTAGCCTACATGGAGCAACGGCTAACCCACGCATTGATCGTAGCTCCCGCTGGTGTGTACCAGAACTGGTACCTTGAGTTCGACAAGCACTGCCCGAACCACGTACCACGGAGCGTGTACACATGGCGCAGACTCAGCACGAAGCGTGAGAAGGAAGCCTTTAAAGAGTTTGTCTTGGACGAGGACGAGTCCCTTAAGGTGTTCCTTATCAACGTGGAAGCACTGTCTACGGGCAACGGTTATAAGGCGGCAGAGTTATTCCTACGCAAGATACCGGGCGCAGCAGCCATGGTAGTAGACGAGTCTACTTCTATCAAAAGCCACAAAGCCAAGCGCACCAAGAACGCAATCAAGCTTGGCAAACTGTGCGAGCACAGGCGTGTACTGTCTGGCCTGCCTAACCCCAACAGCCCAATGGATGTGTACGCACCTTTCTCTTTTCTGTCCGGCAACGGGCCGCACCTCTTAGGCTACGAAAACTACTACGCCTTTCAAGCTAGGTACTGTATAGAAAAGCTAATGCGAAGCGGTTCCCAAAAGTCTTTCAAGACAGTAGTGGGATACCGAAGACTTGATGAACTACAACAACGAATAGACAAACACGCTGCACGACTGAAGAAGGTGGACTGCTTGGACTTGCCAGAAAAGATATATATTAAACGTGACTCGCCACTTACTGCAGAACAGAAGACCCTGTACAACAGCCTCAAGACTGCGTTCCTCACTGAGTACAAAGATGAGGAGATCAGCACTACCATCATGTTGACCAAGCTGTTGCGCTTCCAACAGATAATCACGGGCCACATTACAACCGACACTGGCAAGGTAGAAACCGTACCGCATCACCGCATCAAGACGCTGCTCGAAACAATCAATGAGGTGTCAGGCAAGGTAGTTATCTGGGCTAACTTCCGACACTGCATCCAAGAGATCGAAGCTGCTCTTGTACGTGAGTACGGCGAAGGATCTGTTGCTTCGTTCTACGGAGATACCACTCGCACTGAACGTGTAGAAATTGTACGTAATTTCCAAAACCCTAACCATGACTTGCGGTTCCTTGTCGGCAACCCTAGTACTGCTGGCTACGGTATCACTCTTACGGAAAGCAACACGGCCATTTACTACAGCCGCGACTTTCGATTAGACAATAGGATGCAGTCAGAAGATCGCATCCACCGCATTGGGCAGCAGAAAGCCAACGTAGTGTACATCGACATCGTGTCTCCTGATACGATTGATGAGAAGATTGTAAACGCACTGCGCAACAAGATGGAACTGTCCGCTAAAGTATTAGGGGAGGTAGCTCCCGATTGGCTGTAGACAATGTATCTAATCGAAACGTAACAGGCAGACTCAAAGGTTTAGTTCGCACTGACGTATCCCCACTAGAACTTACTGAAGCCTTGGCGGAAAGACTCAATGTACGTGTACAAGAAAGCATTAAGGAGGGTCGCGACAGGATTGACTTTAGCCGGGTGCAAGCAGAAGAACTCTGTTACGCACTCTCACTCCTCGTCCAACAGATACAGTGGGCGCAAGACGAGTTGTTCCCACAGCACGCAGCGTCCACACTCACGAACCACGCTCTTCGGGATTATGACAGGTGGAGAGATATGTACTTGTCACTGCGCAAACGATACAGAGAGTTGGCGTTCAAGTTTGTAAACGTAGGTAGCACCCTGTCTCCCGCAGCCACCGAAGTAATGTTTGAGGAGCTAGACAGGCGCTTGGTAAACGCTGTGTTTAAGAAGCGGGAACGCCAAGGCCAATCATAGGATCATCTTCTAACGCGCCCTTGGCGGCTGCTGCAAAGAGGAATGTAATCTGTGGATACTTTTTCAGGATAGGCCCAAGGACTTTACGAGCCTTGTCTCCAAGCGGCCCCACCGCCTCAAACATAGGGGCGTGCTGAAAGTAATCCATTAAGATTTTAGGTGGTATATCTGACTTAGTGGCTAATGACTCTACTATAGCGGGGTTGGTTGGCCTGCTGTTAAAGGTTTCCGTTGAGCGCAGAGGGATGTTGACAGGCTGTACCGTTGGCGCAGTACTTACCGTGTCTCTAAGTACAGGGTTCCCAAAACTATCAAACTCAACTGGCGGTTCCTCGTAGGCACGCAACAGATCTGGAGCTATAGCGTCCCCCGGATCAAATTCGCTGCTTAAGTAATTAATGTTAGTAGTATTTGCAGGCAGAGCAACTCCCCCTTGTTCCGCAGAACGAGTTGCCAAATCTTCGTACACACCTCCCGGCTGAAGCTGCTCCAACATTCTGCCTTGATGAACAAGGTTGTCCTCACGAGGCAAATTGGCTGCGTGTGCTGGTGAAGTAGGAACCTGCCCAACAGGAGGCAAGGTGTCTAGCACGGCTTGGTCGTAACGTTCGTTAGCAAGTCTTTGCGCTAACTGTTGGCCTTGCACTTGCCTGTCTAGTAGTTCTGCCTGCAGTTCTGCGGAAGTCTTGGGAGGTACAACTGGGTCAAGGAGTGGCGCATAACCGTCCCCCCGTACATCAGCACGGTACGGGCCGTAAGGTTCCGCCAAGGAAGGGAACAACTCTGGCTCGGTTCTAGGAAACGGGAACTGTAGTTGAGAAGTTTGAGCAGCTTTTTGGTCGTATAGTTCTTCAACAATTTGTTGCTGAATTTTATTTGGATCGTACCCCAAGGTAGGAGCAACAGGGTCATACAAATTTACAGGCGCTACCATCGGCGTCCCATCTGTAAACGTTGGAGTGGGAGGGGCTATATAATTGTCGATTTCAAAGCCCTTAGGCTCAATTGGATCAACATTTAACGGAAGGGTTTCCCTACCACTAGGACCGGGTACTAACGGAGCCGTGTATTGTGGAGTCAGCACTGCAGGGTCCGAAACGTGATGGGGAACTACAGTCTCGCCTACCTGCACAGAGGGAAACGTAGCAACATCGCCTTCAATTACGGGAGTTAAGTTTTTGTTGTACGCTCCGGGGGGACGAGTAGTTGTAACGGGAGCCGTAGCAGGAGCATTGTTAAGCACAACGTTACCCGCGTTATTACGACCAGCTACGGCAGAAGCGTAGAGCAAATCCTTAAACTCTTTGTCAGTAAAAGGAATTGTTCCGTCTCCATCATAAGAACTGTTTAACGCCGTTACGCTATCGGGAACCAGTTCTTCCGAAACAGTTGCAAAGCGATCCATTGGAACCAAATGAACCTTCTCTGCAGCATTGGCTACACTTTCTGCGGCCTCATTTGTGGTAAAAACTTTAGTTACTTCTCGACTACCCAAAGAAGTTCCCGGCACAAGCTCTGCTTCCAATACTCTTCGAGCTTCTTCTACGTATTTATTTGCGGCATCCTTTTCTATGTCGGAAGTGGCAGCTTTAAATCGTCGTTGTCCCTCTGCCTCAGCGGCTTCAAACGTTTCTAGAGCAAGTTGCCGCCGCATTGCAGCGTCACCTAATTCAGGAAACACAGCTTCTTGTGCCTGCTGTACGCTATCGTAGCCCATGCGACCGGCGTCACGACTGGGATTAGGAGCGTCTGGACCTTGTGTTAAACCTTGAGTATCGTGAAATCCTCCAGAAAAATACTGGGCAGTATCCTTACGCTCGTCACGAAGGGCGGAAAAAGGAGCGAAGTAGGCTTCTTCGTTCCCGTGATCCCCGGCTGAATAAAATATTCCTTTGCCCGGAGTAGGGGATTTAGTGTCGCCTACTATATTTTGTGTTTTGGACCTGTAGTTAATAAGGTACTCACCTCTTGCGGCGTCTTTACGTTCCCCGTCAAGAACGTTGTCCAAAGCTTTACGAACCTTAAACAACTTGGCTACGTAGTCGCGGTCTTTACTTCTTGCCATTTCTAACGACAAGATCTTCATGAGTTCTTCAGTTTCTACGCCGTGCTTTTTCCCCGCTTTGTCAAAATAGGAGTAGCTAATGTCGTCGGGGTATCCTGCCTGCTTCAACGCTTTTGCAGAATCAAACTCTTCGGGAAGAAGGCTCCAAAGGTGCTCTCGTTGCGCACTTGGATTGTAAACAGTTCGCACACGTAAAGGTTCTGACTTTTCCTTGGTGTCTTCAGTATGCGCAGGGGCATTTTTTTCGCGAGTTCCGTCAGGGTTGTGCAGGTTCTTT